CCATTGGCTCGCGCCAGTACGTGGACGCTTGACATTGGCACTATAGAGATGAAGTGCCTAACCACGGCGAACATCTCCACGGCTAACTACGGCAGGCGTGCCACTGTCACCATCGCAGGTGGCGGGCTCGCATATTCCGGCAAGGCAGTGCTTGAGAAGTTCACCATGGCTGGCGTGGTCAACGACGTGACGCGGTACGCCGTGACACTAAAAGTCCAAGGCTAGGAGCCACCATGCTTAGCGTTTCAGAACTTGCTGCCCAGATTCTCGCGGCCGACGATTTGCCGATCCTCAAGGTGACGGTGCGTGAATGGAAAGGCGGCGACGGCAAGCCGCTCGTGCTCGGCGTTCGCGTGATGACAGTTGAAGAGCGGGACTCGTACGAGAAGGAATGGATTGGCAACAAGGAGCGTGGCATCGACAACTTCCGCACGAAGTACTTGGCCCGCTGCCTGTGTCATCCCGAGAGCGGCGAGCGTTTGTTTGACGAGGCCGGCATCGAGCAGCTGGCCAAGAAGTCAGCGTCCATCGTTTCAAAGCTTTTTGAGAAGGCGATGAAACACAACAACATGACCGAGACCGACGTGGAGGAACTCGCAAAAAACTGAGCGTCCGCCCGACGAGGCGTTTCCTGTTTCGTCTGGCGGGGCACTTGGGAATGACGGTGAGGGAACTGTCTCGCCGCATGGATTCGCAGGAGCTCACGGAGTGGATTGCGTTCACTCGCCACTTCCACGCTCTTCCTGATCCATGGCGGCAGACGGGCCTACTGACGAGTGCCGTGCTTGCACCGTACTCCCAGCAAGGCAAGGCACCGAAAGCAGACGATTTCAACCCGATTGAGAAACCACCCCAGCACGCAGACGAGATGAAGCGGGAGTTGCAAAAGCTCCTGGCGTTTCCCGAGTAAGCCATGGCCACAATCCTCTCACTCGCGCTCAAGGTAAACGCTGACGCCTCTGGCGTGGTGAAGAACCTGACGCCGGCTGAGCGGGCGCTGGAGAATCTGGCCAAGCAGGCGAGCAAGGCCACGTCTGCCTTTGATGTGCTGGCGAAAGACAGTCAGGCGGCGGCCGATGCCCAGGCCGCTCTCAATGAGAAGTTCAACACGCTGGCCAAGCAGCTGCAGGGCGGGCTCAACGCCCAAGCCTACGCAGACCAGTACGCGGCCCTTCAGGAGGAAGTGCGAAACACTGCTGACGCATTTGCGGAAGGCGTTCGCGTCACTGAGCAAGTCAGGACGGCGGAAGAGCGTCACGGCCAGGAGCTGGCAAAGCTTGACGCACTGCTGCAAAAAAACGCGATCAGCGAAGAGACGCACACGCGGGCGGTCGCCAAGGCTGACGCAGCACTACTCAAGGCGTCCACGTCAGCGGACAAGTTTGCAGACGAGACAACGCGGGCCGCAACGCAAGGCCTGAAGTTCAACGAGCTGAGTGGCATCCTTGCTGCGCTTCCTGGCCCGCTCGGCAACATTGCTGGCCGCTTCTCTGGAATTGCCAGCGCATCAGAAGGGCTTAGTAGGGTCTTCTCCGGTGGATTGAAAACAGGGATTTCCAGCCTTGGCTCCCAGTTGTTTTCCTTGGCATCTCCGCTAAATATCGGCATCGGCGCGTTCGCTGCGTTTGGCGTTGCGGCAACGGCAATCACTCGCGGGCTCGTGGACCTCGAGGGCCGCGTTGAGCAGCTGGGCAATACCGCACTGCGTCTCGGCACAGATTTTGAGACGATTCAGATTCTTGACGAAGCGGCGCGCAGGAGCGGGGTTTCCATTGACGCTCTTGCTACTGGCATTCAGAAGCTGGCCGTAAACATTGACGAGGCTCGCAGTGGAACCGGCAAGGCCGCCGACGCATTCCGTGAGCTCGGGATCTCGCAGGAGCAGTTGGCTACGCTAGATCCTGCGACGCTGGCTCAGGAGACTGCCAGGGCGCTGCAGGAGATTGAAGACCCTGCCAGGCGGGCGGCGTTGGCTACAGAGACGCTTGGCAAGGCCGGGCTGACGCTACTCCCAGGATTTAATGCGATTGCCGAAAGCGACGCGGCACTCAAAAGATTTGCGGCGACGATTAGCAGCGTTGACCGTGACCGCATCAGTTCGCTCGGCCAAGCATTCGACAACGTGAAAACGTCGGTCCTTGGTCTTGGCCAAAACATCCTGCTGCCGTTTGCCGGTATCGCGGAAGGCGTATCGAATCTGTTTGCCGATTTGATTGCCACCGTGAGCAGGGTGGCTCAAGCGATCGGCGTAGTGCTCACTCCTGTGCTCGACACGATTGGCCAAGGATTTAGCTTGCTCGGAGACGGCCTGGCCTACGTCAACGGCGTTTTCGACTCGTTCTTCGGAAGTGCCCAGGACGCATCCGCCGGGGCGAAAGAGTTCCGTGCGGAAGTCGAAGCCGACACCAAGGCACTCGAAGACCTTCAGCGTTCCATTGAGAACGGCAACAAGGCTCTGGATACGGCTATTGGTAAGGCAGGTGAGTTTGGCCAGCAAGGATTCAATGCGGCACTTCAGTTCCAAGAGGCACTGAAAGACCTAGAAGACCAAGCGAACTCGGGCGAACTCAATGCCGAGCAGTATGCCCGTGGCGTGGCCAACGCTACAGCGGAATACGAGCGGCAGATTGAAGTCATCCGCACAGTCACTGAAGAAACAAAACGGGCATCCGAAGAGTCGATCAAGATAGCGGAGCAGACTGCAAAGCGGCTCGCGGATGAGGCAAAGCGTGCCACTGACGAAGCACAGCGAAAGGCCGAGGCAGACAACAATCGACTGCAAACACTTCTGCAGCAAGACGATGGAACGATCAAGTTGCAACAGGACATTTCTTTCGTTCTTGAGCAGCAGCTGGCACTTGAAAACCAAATCGCAGAGGCAAGGGGACGGGCTGATGTAGCAGCCGCTGAGTCTGCAGTGGCACGGCTCGCAGAGCTTGACCAGTTGCAGGCCAAGCTTGAGGACGAGCAGCAGGCCCTCGAGCAGGGCTTCGGTGCTGGGTTTAACGCGGCCTTCCAGTCGGTTGACCAGAACATCGACCAACTGATTGCCAAGTCTCAGGAGTTCGGCCAGGCCGGGTTTGACGCTGCCCTGCGTCTACAGGAAGGCATTGCTGCCGCGCAAGAGCAGGCACGGGACGGCATTCTGAATGCCGAGGCATTCAACGCCGAAGTGCAGCGGCAGCAGGATCTCTTTAATCAGGAGCTCGCCAATATCCAAGAGGCCGAGAAGGCCAGGGATGCGGCGGCTGAAGACAGAAAGACCAAGGAGCAGGAGCGAGCCAACGCTGAGCTGCAAGCCCAGGCCGACTACCGCAAGCAGCAAGAGACTGCCCTGCAGGCGTACCAGCAACAAGAGCAGCAGGCCCAGCAGCAGTACGCCCAAGAGCAGGCCCGCATATTTGAGGAGCAGCGCAAGGCGGCCGAGGCCGAAGCGAAGCGGCAGGAAGAACGCATCCGCAAACTCAACACGCTTGGCGCTCAGTCCGTGAGCGTGGCGGACATCCGCAACGTCGAGAGTGCCAACCTTGTGCTGCAACTCGGCGCGGCTGCCCAAGATCCCGCACTGATTCAGCAGCGGCTGCAGACCAAGCTGCTCGAGAAGATTGCCGTAGGCATCGGCCAAGCGTCCAGCAACTACTTCAATCAGCCAGTCGCCATCGTTGGCTACGCTGACGTGGGAGGCGTCTGATGCCCATACAGTCTTGGCGTGAGCTTGCACGCACGACAGAAGGCGAAGTGCGTGGCACCACGACGGCTGCCCGCACGTTCGTGCTGACACTTGCAGACAACACGCTAGACAACAACCCGCCCACAGAAGCGGAAATCATCTCAACTCTTTCGCTCGACAACTGGGGGACTGCGCATCCTGCGTTCGCGTTCCTAGGGCTACGGAAAGTCTCGATTACCGAGCGGTTTTCTGACTCGCCTTACCACGTCCAAGTGATTGCCGAGTACGGGCTCATCACTGCAAACGACTTGCTGGCCCCAACGTCTCGCACGTCCGAATGGACATTCGCCGCCGAGCCTGCCCAGGTGCCAGCGTTCTACTACTGGGACGGCACCACGCGCAGGCCGCTGGTGAACTCAGCCAACGACTACTTCGAGGGGCTCACGACTGAGGAGCAGATCGTTCGGGCCACGATCAAGAAGAACTACTCCAGCTTTCCTGCGTCGCAGATGCAGGCCACCAACAAGATCAACAGCGGCGATTACTTCGGCTGCCCTGCTCACTCTTGGAAAGTCGCTGGCGTGAACGCCACCTACACCGTTGAGTCGTACAACAACGTCGTCTACACGTACTGGGCAACGACCAGCGAGATCTTGTACCGCGAAAGCAAGTGGAACTTACGCATCCCCGATGTGGGCTGGAACTACCTAAGTGGTGGCGTGAAACGCCGTGCCATGGTTTTTGATTTCCAGAATGGCGAGTGGGTGGCATCCGCGAATCCAGTGGCATTAGACGGCAGCGGCAATCAGTCATCAGGGT